AGGGGCCAAGTGGATAAATCAAAACATTATCCAAGGCGTTTTGAACTTTTTTATAATGCGCATTAATGATTTGGAAATTGGATTTTTAAAAGCCCGAAAAGCGTGGAATGATTTAACAAGGGATTTTGAAGAGAGCGCAGAAATACAAGATAAAATAAACAAGTTGACCGCAGAAAATTCCAAGTTAACCGAAGAGAATGTTAAAAAGGTCGACAATATCGTGGCGGTTTATGAAAAAGCAAAGAAAACGGTTATCGATGCGGCCAAGACTATACAAAAAAATACCCAAGAAGCATTTGATAATTCTGCGGCTATTTTAGCAGCGGAAAAAAATATTGTTAGGCTACAAATTGCAATGCAAGGCATTATTGAAAAGTACGACCAACAAGCGGAATTGCAGCGCCAAGCAAGGGATAATGAAAGCAATACTATTGAGGAACGAATAAAAGCAAATGAAAAATTAGCGGAGGTATTGGATGAGGGGCAGAAAAAAGAACTTGAAAATTTAGAAGAGCAAATTGCCCAACAAAGAATAAGGCTTTCAAATAATAAAGGCAATATTCAAATTGAGAATGAGATAGCGGCGTTAATTCAAGAAAAAGCGGGGGTTGAAGCCAAATACACTGGCCTACGTTCAGAACAAATGACCAATGTTAATAGCCTTGAAAAAGAAGGTATTGAACTGAAAAAGGCCGCTGCATTGGGAACCATTGAGGCTAACGCTTTGATGGCACAAAGTGAAGCGGATTTATTGGCCGATACATTAGAGGGTTTTGCAGCCAAGAAACAAGCCTTAACCGATGAATTTATGGCACGTCGGGAATTACTTGATTCTGAAATAGCAAATAATAAGGAAGGAACACAAGCCTATATTGATGCGGTCAACGAAAAGAAACTTTTGGGTGCTCAATATGTTGCGGACGTAAAATCAAACGAAAACGACCTATTAAAATTTCAAGAAGAGGTAAACCAAAAGAAAAAAGATGATGATAAAGCGGTTGCCGAGGCCAAAATGGAAGCATTGACACAAGGCATAGCGGGAGTCCAAGCCTTAGTTGGTGAAGATAGCAAATATGGTAAAGCCTTAGCGGTTTCCCAAGCAATTATAAACACCTACCAAGGAGCCAGTAAGGCATTGGCCCAAGGTGGAATATTTGGTGGTATTGCGGCGGCGGGTGTTATTGCTTCGGGCTTGGCAAATGTTCGGGCGATTATGGCAACGGAAACACCTGAGGCCCCAATGGGTGGCGGTGGTGGTGACACTGCTATGCCAAGTATTGGCGGACCAAGCGTTGGTATCATTCAGGGGCAAATGTCGCAGACCTCACAATTACAAGCCGAGATGAATGCCCAAATGAAACGACCTACCCGTGCGTATGTGGTTGGCCAAAACGTAACCACTCAACAAAGCCTTGACCGACATATTTTGGAAAATGCAACACTCTAACTTTTAAACGTTATTTATTTATATGCAAAAACAAGTCATTGCCGTAAACTTGGCAGATAACCCAAAAGAAGTTGGCCAAAAAATCAAAAAATCTATTGAGTCAAGTGATGAGGTTGCAACAAGATTGCAAAGAATTGCCGCCGAAGTTGGCAATTATGCGCTTCAGATTAATAATGCTTTAAAAGTTTTAGACCAAGCCAAAAGCACGGCAAGGTTAGGCAGAATGCAATCTGAAAAAGCCAAGCAAAAAGATGCGGCCAAGCAATGGGGCAAACTTGAAGACGAAGCCGCAACCGCTCTCACAAAATATGGCAAATTAGCAAACGCCGTTAAGGCACTTGATAAAGCGTTATAATGAGAATTGTTGAATTAGTTTTAGACGATATGCAATTGGCTAACGGCATCGATGCAATATCGATAGTTGAAAGCCCCGCAATTGAATCCAACTTTATAGCGTTGAGCGGTCACAAAATCGAGTTTAAAACTTTGGATTTAGAAAAGCGGATTTTATTAGGCCCCGCACTTATTCCAAATAAACCAATTTACCGAAATCAGGATGGTGAGGAGTTTTACGTTTACTTTTCCAAGGCAACAATCGAAAAGGCTTCACAACTTTATTTGAAACGTGGCAACCAAGCCAAGGCAACTTTAGAACACCAAATTAATTTGGCGGGTTTGACATTGGTTGAGTCGTGGATTAAGGTCGATATGGAAAAGGACAAATCGGCGGCATATGGCTTAAACGATGTGGTTGGAACTTGGTATGTTGCTATGAAAGTCGATAACGATGAGATTTGGAATGAGTACGTTAAGACTGGCCGTGTTAAAGGATTTAGCATTGAAGGATTTTTTGCGGACAAAAGTACCGAGATGGCTAAGATGTCAAAAGATGAGGTCATATTGGCTAAGTTAAAAGAGTTGCTTTCAAATATCGAACAATAAAAAAACCAATCGTTAATTCAATAAATATGAACAATCCAAAAGAAATCCTGAACCGAGTTTACGAAATCGTAATGGGGAAGGAAGCCGAGGAAGCCGTAGCGGTGGAATTGGCACAAATCAAGACCGCTGACGGTCAAGCCATAATGGAAGCAGATGCCTTTGAAATCGGTCAAGCCGTATTCGTAGTAACCGAAGAAGGAAACATTCCCGTACCAATGGGTGAGTACATTCTTGAAGGCGGTTTGAAAGTTAAGGTCGACGAACAAGGCGTTATCGTTGAAATCGAAACCGAAGGTGCCGAGGAAATCGAAGAAGTTGAAGCCAAAGATATGGTGGAAAAAGAAGAAGAGGATATGATGGGCAAAGATAAAATGGAGGCTAAAATGCCTAAGAAAATTATCAAGACCAAAACTGAAATGGAGGAATCTTATTTCAACAAATTTGATGCCCGTTTGAGTGCAATCGAAAGAACTAACGAAGATTTAAAAGCGGTTAATGTTCAATTGAGCGCCGAGAACGAAGAACTTAAACGCCAATTAAACGAAACCCCCGCCGAGCATACCAAATTTAATCCCGATGCGGAGGTTAAAAGAGATTTCCAATTTAAGATTGGCGCCAAGCGTAACGAAACAATTCAAGACCGAGTATTCAATTCATTATTTTAAAAAACCACTAAAATGAACAATAGAAAAATTAATTTATCAGGCCCAACAATTAGCCCAAATACATACGCGGGTAATTTTGGTAACAAGTACATCGCAGCCGCTTTGCTTTCGGGCGAAACTTTGGCGAAAGACCTTATCACCGTTCACCCGAATGTTGCTTTTAAGCAAGTAATTCGTAACTGGCAAAATTCAATCGTTGTTGCAGATGCAACTTGCGATTTTACCGATGGCAGTTCAGTAACTTTGGGCGAATACGTTTTGACTACCACCGAGAAGCAAGTTAACTTGCAGTTATGCAAAAACAATTTGCGTACTACTTGGGAAGCGGCTCAGGCGGGATTTAGCGCTTACGAAAAATTACCCGCTTCTTTTGAAGAGTTCTTGTTGGCTCAAGTTGCCGCCGAGGTATCTCAATCGATTGAGTTAGGTATATGGAAATCAAACCTTTTCTATGATTCAGCGGTAACTGCTGGGCAAGATGGTATGTTCGGTTTCCTTGCTGATAATTCAGCCATTTCAGTAACTGGAACGGGTGCAACTGACCAATCAAACGTAGTTGCTCGTTTACAAGCGATGTTGGCGGCTTCCCCCGCTGCATTGTATGGCAAAGAAGGTTTCGCTTACTACGTTGGACCATCAACTATGAAGGCTTACCAAGCAGCATTGGCCGTTGGTAATTTCAACTTTCAATTCTTTGTAGGCGAAAAGCCAATGAATTTCAACGGTATCCCCGTTCATATGTGTCCAGGTCTTAACGACTTCGATTGTGTACTTGGTTTGAAATCTGACTTACACTTTGGAACGGGCTTATTGAGCGACACCAACGAAGTTAAGTTGATTGATATGAGCGATATCGATGGTTCACAAAACGTGCGTGTAATTATGCGCTTCACTGGCGGTATCTTGGCTACCAACCCGACTCAACAAGTAATTTTAAACATTGCTTAATTAGTCTTTTATAGATAAATTTAACAAAGGGGGAGGGGATTGCCCCTCCCTTTTTTATAAAACAAAAATATGGCTTGTAATACATTAGCAAATAGATATGAACCTTGCAAAGAATTTGCGGGGGGATTAAGAGGAGTTTTTTTAGTACCATACGCATTTGGTGACGTAGTGTCAAAGGATGCAAGTGGTTTGGTGCTATCAATCAATAACGGGGCATCACCTACACCCGTAAAAAGCACGGCTTACTTTTTCGAATTGAAAGGGTTAAGCACGTTGGAAATTAGCGGAGCAACGTCAAGAGATAACGGCACAACTGCCTACACTCAGACTTTGACTTTGTCTTTAAAGCCAAGCGGAAGCACACCAAACCAAGCGGATAGCGATGCCGAATTATTCGACACGTTGACTAAAGGCCGTTGGAGGGTAATTACTTGGGACCGAAACAACGTCTTCACTTTGTTGGGTGCCGTTGAGGGTATGGATGCCACCACCGATGTAGAGGCTTGGGGAACGCAAATGGGCGATGCCCGTTTAAATACCGTTACGTTAATAGGTATGGAAACATTACCAAAGGCAATTGTTGACGCTGAAAGTTACGCCGATATGTCAACGGTTGTAACTATTTCCGCTTCCTAAATATCGTTCGTTTTCCATTCATTAAGGGGGCTTTATTGCCCCTTTTTTGATATATAGCAAACGACATTCACGTTTTACGTTATTTAAACAATGGTTATCACATCGGCATCGACCGCCATATCGTTTTTCCCCTTTGTCACGTTTGATGATGTGACCACGGCAACGATTCAGGTGTGGCACAAAAACACAAAAACAAAGGTCACGGCTACCAATGCAGTAACTAAGGTAGGTTCAAAAGTTACTATTAATTTACCATCGCTTACCGCTATTTCAGATGTGGCCGAAGATTTGGATACTTTGTTAATTCGTGTATATTTAGGCAATGTTTTAAAGTGGGAATACGTTGCGACATTCAGTAACGAAAGCACCAATATAAATAGGTCATTTAAAGAATGGGATGAGGTTGCAGTAGTAACCCCACAATGGATACAAATATGAGCATTAAATTGATACAATTGGCGTCGTACACAACACCCGCCGTTATAGAACAAAAGAACAAAGAGTGGGTTGAATACGGGGAAGATAATAATTATTATCAATACCTAATCGATTTATACTACGGAAGCCCGACCAACAATTCGGCCATCAAAGGTATTTCAGATATGATATACGGCGAAGGCTTGGAGGTTGTGAAAGCAGACCGACATTTGGCGGGTTACCTTGATTTAAAAAAGGTATTTTCAGATGATACTTTGCGCAATTGTGCGATGGATTTAAAAATGCTTGGGCAATATGCCATCCATTTGGTTAAATCTAAGGACCGCAAAAAATATGTGAAGGCCACCCATTGGCCCATCCAAACTTTACGCCCCGAAAGATGCGATGAGAATGGGGAAATAAGAGGGTATTATTTCGCACCTGATTGGTCAAAATTAAAGCGTGGCCAAAAACCCAAGCGTTTTGATTCTTTCGGATTTGATGAAAGCGCAACCGAATGTATTTTAGTTTGCAAACCCTACTCGACTGGTAACTATTATTTTTCACCCGTAGATTATCAAGGTGGTACGCAATACGCAAACCTTGAAATTGAAATAGCCAATTACCATATTAATAACATTATGA